CAAGTTGCTTATTGCAACAATCGCAACCACAGTCACATTCTGTGGACTCTACCTTGCCTTGCTTTGTAAGATCGGAGACCTTCTTGCCCTTCTCCCAGAACTTACAAGACCAATAACGAGCCTTGTATTTCGGGCCGGGGTCGGAGCAGTTGTGTCTTGCACGGAAGTTCTTGATGCGTTCAGGGTCGTCTCTTTTGATCTCCATGTTAGGATCTCCAAATCCCAACTTGATCACGTTACCCTTTTCGTTTCTCACATAGACGTAGAACTTCTTGGGCGAACCTTTAGGCGCACGGAAAGGATTGTTGAGATCAACTTTCTTACCGTCATACTCTGCCTTTTCGTTCAAGAAATTTGGTTTGTCTGGCATGGTATTCCTCCATGCTATGTAGTCATCTACCTACATCGGCTAGACACTTGGACTTGACCTCATCCCAATCCATGTAGATAAACTGGTCTGAGAACAAGCCAGACCAGTTTTCTCTACCGTCTGCTGTGAGTCGTTCGATCCTCTTCTTTGCATACTTCTCTTTCCAAAGATCCGAGATCGCCTCCACTGAGGAATCAAACTTCTTCACCAGTTTGTCCTCTTCGATCTCACGACGCAAAAACTCGCGGGTGTTCTCGTACAACGACGAAAAGTACACACCACGGCAATGGTCAGTTTGTGTGAGATCCTTCGGGATGTCTAGTTTACGATACGCATGTGCAAGAGTCCTGTTTCGGGGATCTCTCTTCATCGGTAGTCCAAGAGTCTTGGGTGCAACATGGTAGTCAAAGTAGAAGCGAGGACTGTTGTCATGTAACCAACGCTTCATGTCCTGAACAGTGTTCTCGCGTGGTTCGTATGAGATAGTACCCTTTGTCTTACCACACTTACGCCAGTACTTGAGTCCGTTGTATTGTGAGAATGTGCTATACAGGGATGTCGTAGTGACACCTGCAAGGACATCACCGTACTGCTCCTTCCATCTGTTCTGAACAGGATCAGAAAGGCAGAGGAGAGAAAGCAACTTACCACCCGTGTAGTTGAATCCAAAAGGTTGAGTTGGAACAATCGTAGAACCAATACAAGTGTGGTTCAATCGAGAGTTGTCCTGCTTATCCTCGCGTGTCCACCCGATGTACTCATCTCGACAAGTAAGATCGATGAAGTCGGAACCAAGTGCGATAACACCAAGATATGTCCGTGTCTTTGCATCACGAATCAGATATCGAATCTCACGACCGATACCAAGTGTGGTCTTCTTGGTAGAGACAAACAGATATAGATTGTTCCAGTCTGCATTCAGATCAGGCGTATCTGGATACACCAACTCAGGTTCAAGATCAAGGTAGTCATCTGCCTTTGTTGGTGACCAAATCATCGTCTTGACACGATCAATGTCTCTCTTCTTGCTTTGATTCTTCATCACGACTTCGGAACCAAACAGTGTGCTTGTTTCTTCGGTTGGAAATCGTTCCTTGATATCAGCCCAGTTTGTGAACAGTGTGTACTCTTCAACAGGCATGGAACGGACAAAGGTCAACTCTTCGATGATCCTTGCTTGAAGTTCGTCAGTGTTGACGCCTTCCATTTCACGACTGTCGTGCCACTCTTGGTATGCGGCGTCATACTCTTTTTCACTGATGCTCATCAAACAATCCTACTGAAGTTGCCACGCTTTTCGAAAGTCATTGACTTGGAGAACTTGTCTGCAAGTTGATCTGCCTTGTGACTGATCACAAAGATATTACACCGTTCGCTGAGAATGTCAAGTAGTTTTAGAAACTCTTCTGTACCACCAGCATCGAGTGATGAGTCAAACACTTCATCGAGGATTAGAAGGTTGGTGTTTGCCGAGTTCTTCAGGCGGGCAATCTCTCTCCATGCAAGAAGCAAAGCAAGGTCAATACGCAACTTTTCGCCCTCGGAAAACGATGAGTAACTAAAGTCATCTCTGTGCCTACTCTTGATGGTTTCACTAAAGTTCTCGTCTAGATTGAACTGAGCAAAGAAGTCCATGTCTCCAAGGTACTTGTTGATCAGTTGGTTCATGACAGGCAAATAGGTCTTGATGATTCTCGCCTTGATACCTGTGTCCTTTAGAAGATTAGACGCATGACTGTAGATCACACCTTCGTCGAGTAGATCCTCTTTCGTCTTTGATAGAGCGGATTCATCACCATTCAGTTTCTCAATTCGTGCTTCCGTCTCTTCGGTATCGCCTGCTGTATTACATGCCTCGATTTGCTTATTACATTGATCAATATACTTGTTTCGAGATCGAAGTTCAGTTCCAAGACGATCCATTTCACCAGTCAACTTTGCGATTCCATCGTGAACCTTCATCGCAGAATCGATTGCGTCTTCTTGCTCTGTAATGATTACACCGACTTCATCGAGTGCAACTTGCAGTTCTTTGTGTTGTTGTTCAACGGGAATCAAAAGAGACTCGCGTGTTTCGTTGGTGATCTCTTGGCGACAGGACGGACACTCCGTGTTTTCGTTGTAGAAGTGGGTGAGTGATTCGTTGTCCAATTTCTGTTGTGTCAACTTAGCGTGTTTTGAGTTTGCATTTTTTAGAGACTCTCGGAGTTCACTGAGATTTGGTGCTGTGTCATTCAACTCTTTGACTTTCTTTGCCAGATCCATTCCCTGCTCTTGTAGTTCTTTGATCTGCTCTCTCGTTGTGTCTATCTCACTTTGGACTCTTTCCCTCTCCGCATCACCTTTCTTACGAAGTGAATCTAGGTTTGTTTGTTGGATTAGAATCTTCTCTTTGACGAGACCTAGTTCTCGATGTGCATCAAGCAACTGCTCTTTGTTTTCGGCAAGTCTTGTCTTGAGTAGTGAGTTCATCTCAGAGAAAACCTGAATGTCAAGAATGTCTTCGATGACCGTTCGACGATCACCCGGAGACATCTGCATGAATGGAACGAATGAAGACGAACCAAGAATCACTACCTGTGTGAATGACTTGTAGTTCATCTTGATGATCTGTTCCTCCAGCATGTTCTGATAGTCTTTTGCTTTAGCATGTTGATCGATGAGTTCGCCGTTCTTGAACACCTCAAAGATCTTTGGTTTGATGCCTCGTCGAATCAAGTACACATCATCGCTGATCTGAAACTCACACTCAACAACACAGTCTTTCTGGTTGATGCTATTGACAATCTGATTGACTTTGATACTTCGGAAAGGTCTACCAAACAAGGCAAATGTTACAGAGTCTAGAAGTGCGAATGACTTGCCGTGTCCATTGTTTCCTGACACTAGAGTGTTACCACCCGTGTCTAGATTGACCTCTGTAAAGTTGTTACCGAATGAACCGAAGTTCTTGAAACGGACTTTTTTGAATTGAATCATTTCGAAAGGGACTCCAAATACAGTTCCCGAACCACAGCCTTCAATCGATCCTTATCGATGGTTTCGGGAACAGAATCATCGATCTCTTGATTGATCAACGTCATTGTATCGACTGAAAGATCAATCTCATTGTCATACTCTTTCTCAACCACATCATCGAATACAACGACATTGACTGCCTTTGCCTCGTAAAGACCATCTAGAAATCTTTCATATAGAGATGGGTCTTGCTTGTTGTTTACATAGAGACGAACATACTTGCCTTCAAAATGAGACAAGTCAATCGACTCAATAGCGGTTGGATCACTATCATCATATGCAATCTTGACAAACAGCCTATCTGGATTCTTGATCTGCTCAACGGATAAGTCCTCCGTGTTTAGAATATGAAATCCTTTTTGATCGTTTAGATCACTGAATGTAATTTGATACTGAGTGCCGAGATAGTGGACGTTACCCTTCTTGTGTCCGTTGTGGAAGTGACCAGACATCACCAAGTTGTAGTCCGACAAAACACTTGGATCCATACCACCATGATGAAGAACACCACGAAGAACTTGGAATCCGTCTAGTTCAAAGTGACCTCCGCATATCAAACTCTTAGAGTTTTGAATGAACTCCATGCAGCGATCATGGTTCTCGGCATTGATCCAAGGAATCAAGTCAACGGTAACACCATCAAAGTCTAGAGTAGTTGGTTCCTCATAGACCTTGATGTTGTCGTAGTGATCGAACAACTCATTCAAGCAATTGATCGAGTTGGTGTTCTTGTAAAAGGTGTCATGGTTGCCGGGGATACAGTGCATGACCATACCACTCTCGGCTAGTTTCTGTACGAAGCGAGTACGAACCTGATTCAGCGTATTGAAGTTGACATACTTCCTTCGATCCATGATATCACCCAAGTGAATCACAGTTTTGATATTGTGTTCTTCGCAGTAAGGAAAGAATACATCATCAAAGAACCGAAAGAAGTAATCTAGAAATTGCTGATTGTCGTTTCTTGCTCCGAAGTGTGTATCATTCAGAACAGCGATTTGCATTCATCATCTCCAGTCTTTCCTGAGTTCTTCTTCTTAGGCCCGAAGTTCTCAAGGTCACTTTGATTCAATTTCATATAGTCCGCGTATGGATTCTTCGACGAACCAAATGGATTGATATTCTGAGCAAAGGTTCTATCAAGATCCATTGTCTCCATCATCTTGTATTTGATGTACTGTTGCTTCTTCTCCTTTTGGATACGTCGGAGAAAGGCATAGTAGATAATTTGTGTGAAGTAAGAGAATGGGTTCTTTGACTTTTCTGGATCAAAGTTACTTGCGTATTGAAGACAGTTTTCAATACCATCCCCAACCATTTCTTCTCTGTATGGATAGTTGAAGAAGTTTGGTCTATGTGACAATCGTTCTGCGATCTCAAGGAAACATGTGCCGATATATTCAGTGACGGGTGGTTTGGGTTCCCCCATATCCTCCGCCTCTTTCACGACCTTTTTCCACTCGATCATCTCTTGATAAAATTTTTCATTGTCAACATAGTGACTACTTTTCTTCGACATAGTAAGGATTCCTCTACTTCACATGTCTAAATGATAACACCGTTTTCGAGTTTGTCAAAGGTAGTCTTCAGGATTTCTTGACCAATCTGTGTATCTTGTTCCGAAGTCTGGATGATTTGGATCTCTATTCTGATCCTCTTCCATTTCATCAATGGACTCTTCAATCATCTCTTTGGTCATCTCTTCGTTTGAAATCATTTCAATCACAGACTCTAGCATATCTGTAATGATATCTTTGACCTCAACATCTTCTTCTTCGTTCTCTGGTTTGTCTACATCACTTGGTTTCTGTTGCTGACTGTTCATCATGTGATCCATAAACTGTTTCATAAACTCAGGATCACTTGATCGTTTTTCAACATCAACTTCCAGTTTGTAATGCTCTAGCATGTCCGGTCGAGGCTTTACGTTTGCCAAAATCATGCTTTTGGGAAAACGAATTTCTGGATTTTCTGTGCCTGGTAAAAGACTAACCAAGACAGTCATTTCTTTCTTGATTGTCCCCATCTTATCAAACAGCACTTGAGTTCGAACTTCCATTGGGTGTGAGAGTCGAATACCACTTGGTGTTTCCTCAATCACAGATCCAATGACAGTTTCTCCGGTCTTCACTCTTACGATCTTGACCTTACTCATGGGAACCTCCTTCTAGTTTGATGCGAATTGTTTTGTGGTTGAATCCCTCAGCATCATAGATCTTCAACCTCTCGGAGAAGTGGCGAAGCGTATGGTTTTTGTATGACTTCCAGTGAATATCATCCCCTAAGTCATACAACTTCGCAATCTCCTTGTGTTCTGATTTCCTGAGTTGCCGACCGATGCTCTGTAGAACTCGGATACGACTCTTCGAGGGAGATGAGAACACTACATTATGTAGTCGCCGGATGGAAATACCAGTACTGAATGTACCGTACGATGCAACAATTATAGCAGAGTCTTCCTCTTCGGCAATACGCCTAACTTCTTCTCTTGCATCGACATCAGTACCTCCATATACAAAAAAGCACTTTCGATCAGGACACCTTTCTTTGATCATCTCAAAAAGAGGTTTACCATGCTTTTCGACGAACTGGAATAGTACGAGTGTATTCCCCTTTAGGTTCGATGTTAGATTGGTGATGAACTCATTTCGCTCTGGGTTTGTTACGATCCAGTCGATTTCCTCTTGATAGGTCATTCTCTTATACTGTTGTCGCACATGCTCTGGGTATGACATCAATAGGCAGTCGATGTCAAGATTGGTCAACAACTTCTTGTCCATCAACTTCTTCGTACTCGTTACTTTGTACACAGGCCCAAACAAACCCTCAATAACCAGTTTGTGACATTGTGATCCATCGAGTGTACCAGTGGTTCCGATGCGATAAGGACAGTCTCTCAACTTGGTCATGATCGATGTCAGTGACTTAGCCTTGAACTGGTGACACTCATCACCGATTACTGCACCGAACTGATCGAAGTATCCCTGTTGCATCTTGTAGATGCTTTGCCATGTTGAGATGATCACTCTCTTCTTGTCATGTGTTTTATCCTTACCGGACATAACACGGTGACAGTTTTGAAAGACATTCCACCCATTGATTTTACTGTAGTCCTTGAAGTCGGAATACATCTGCTCAACAAGGCCTGTTGTCGGAACGACAATGAGAATCTTCTTGTCCTTTGGAATTAGGTCAAGGTAGTAGCGAATAAGTGCATAGATGATCAGTGACTTACCTGATGCGGTTGGTGAAAGGAGTAGAGTCCTATCCGTATTCATGGCATGAGTGATAGCATCAATCTGGTGATCATGCGGTGTGATAGCAGATCCCCCCGCGTGTGGGCGCAGGTGGTCGCACGCCCACGCCCGTACGTCCTCGCGGGCCCGGGCGGGCGGACGGTCGGGCCCGGGCGCCCGGGAGACTGTATACTTTCGCTCGCGAGCAAATTGAAGAACGTAGTCTTCAAGACCCGAATAGATTCGTTGGGTGTGTACGTTGTACAACTTGATCTTACCGTCCCACATCTTGTTTCGGTAAGAGGGCATATACTTGGAGCCTGGGACATCGAAGGTAAAGAAGTCGGACAACTCCTTCGCCAGCCCACGATCACAATCAATCTTTATGTTTACGGTATCAACCGTATCAATAACCAAGTCTGCCATATCAGTATTTATGGTGACTTACTGATTCTAAATTTCACCCTTTTGGATGTAATCTTGCTTATCAATAATATGAACTGCTCCGGTATTACCACTAGTCATTTCACCAAGGCCACCGGCCGGTCTACCCGTGAAGTCTTCCAAGTTGTAGTGAATTTTCCCACCACAACTATTATCCAGTACACCATGATCATCAAAGACACCAACCGATCTTCTCTTGAAGTCAAGACCACAGAGCCTTCCATAGTCTTCAAGTGTTCTTACATCACCAAAGCCGTACTCACCAATGTCGATGTCTGGATTTTCTTTTTGTTCGAATAGCACATTGAATCGATCATACGATTTGCGATTTCTCTGATTCCATGTTTCTGCCAAAGCACCTGCATTTTTACCACCATGATCATCCCAGTGTTTATTGTCAACACGATACTTGCGAGTGTACTCATGCCAGCAAGGGTTGATGTGTGGGTGAAACAAGTCCCAGCCATGTGTGTATGAACGTGCAGCAAGACTCGGTTCCTCGCCGTGGAAATATAGTTCAGGATCGTAAGGAACCTCTTCCACCCAAGTACCGTATGTGAAAATAAAGTGTGCTGACAACCATGCCGCCGGTTCGGGCGACTTCATATTTTGCCACCCCTCCATTACCTGTGGCCGATTTAGTGGAATACCATCATCAGTCCACTTGTAGAATACCATGCGACATGGGGCGGGATCCAAGTTTATCATACCCCAATCATTGCCACCCCAGTTGAGCAAAGGATCATATCCGCCCACATATGAAGTTAGAAGAGGTTTTTCGGATCCGGCATCACGAAGACCTTCAAGCATCTCAATGCAACCAACATCCCAATCATATGCAAAACGCATATGCGAATCCAACTGCATGTAGTACTTTTCACCATCATAAAATTGCTGTCCTTTACTTCGTGACCAACAACATCCTTCACTTCGATTCCATAGAACATCGTCCCACTTGAATCGTGGATCATTTTCAAATTCATACTTGTGATCCCAGATGTCCATCTTTGCATACTGACGACAAATACCAAAACGAAGGCGTTCTGGATACTTTGACTTATCGATGCAGTCACGAATTGTAGGAATTAGTTGAGGATCGCGATACGATGCGATCATAATAAAGATGAGAGATGATTTGTCTTCCATGATGTTTACTCGAATGTAATCGCCGATTCTCCATTTAGTTTTGCAAGAACTCTTTGCTCTAGTAAGTCAACTCTTTTACGGTAAGAAGAGAAACCAAGTGGTGATGACTTCTCTGCCTTTTCGTAGGGTGGTTCTAGTCCGTGTTCGGTGTATTGCTCGGATGTTAGATCAATACGCTTACCGTTTAGATCCTCCGCCCACCAATGATAGATGTCACCATCATCAAGTCCTCTGTAAAGAGTGATATTCTCTTTACCAAAGATGCGACGAAGAACGGCAGATGCAGTGTGACAATGACCAAACCATTTACTTTGCTTTGCTCGAATCTCCCATGTGGAGTTCATTCGCTTCGGCAAAAGATCTGGGCCCAGCGAAGAGCGAATTGTATTTGAGACCAGTTCCAAGTTCGAGTCATTGTATTCCATGATCAATTACCTGCTAGGAAACGCTTCCAGTCAATCGCGTTTCGAATCTTATTGTGCCTGAACGTAATCTCTTTGACTACTGCTTCGAGCATATCCACTTTAGACTCTTGGTAGATAATCGCCTTTTTCTTAGCGATCAGGTCACTATCTGAGTCCGTGTAAATATGTAGGTCTTGCTTCAGCACTTTCAGATCGAAGGGTTCCCATCCATAGTGTTGAAGTTGTGACTCATCCATCTTTCCGGTGTAGTATTCCCACTTACGACGATACAGAATACTGTACTCCATGCGGAGGTTTTCCAACCGGAGTTTTTCGTCGTGATAGAAGTTGAGGTACTTACCGTGAAGTTGCGGGAGCCTTGTTGACTCACGATCAAGTTCAGTCTCATCAATCGCAGAGTCCTGCTCGATCATATCGCGTAGCGTTTTCAAATCCATAACAATCCCTTTATAGGCCTTATGGCCCCTTATCTCCTTGACACTCGAAGTGTACAACGGTCTGGAGAGAAGTCAAGAAAAAAATCACAGGGATTCTAGTTCAAATTTAGCAATCTCCCCACTCAGACAATACCTTGACGATTGCGTTGAATCCATTGTTAGTCTGAGGGTGATACTTGTATGCTGCGACATCACCAAGAACTTGCAGCAAATCTTGGAAGCCGACGATGCCATCTTCGTTCAGATCCGAGGGGCAAGAGTTGTCGGGATAGTAGTTGACCGAGTATGGTGCAGGATCGCATGGGTGATCGTTGCCACAGGCAAAGCGAACCACACCACCAGACGAGAAGTAATCAGGGCCAGTGAACCTAGCGATGTGGAAAGAACCGGGATGCTTCTCGCTCCCCCAGTCAACATCAGCGTCCCATCGAATCAGATCACCGTAGTCATTCTGTGAAGGCGAACTACAACAAACTTGACCGGGAACCTCACCCACTGGTTGAGGCAGCCAGAACTTCAATACCGGAGTGTCCATTAGATCCTTGTGTTGCTGTTGAACAGCCGGATATCGGTATTGATTCTGATTACCATACTTCTTACCCAACGGCCCATGCAGAATCCATGAGTCACACCATGCGTACTCAAGATCAACAAGGTCAGCCGTTCGGGGACAGCATCCCTGTGGGCCTTCAAACACCCAGTTGATTGGGGTGAACTTTGCGCCCAGATACATCCATCGCTGGTAGGGGTTGGATTGAATGCAGTCCCAGTAAGCACCCGGAGCAGGACACTCAATCCCTGTATCAATCGTCCAGTAGTCAATACACTCTTGGCAGTTGTCCAGCCAAGGGTAGAGGTGATCAGGTCTTCGGTTCTTGAACATTTCACCTTCAATCGCCCAACCAAATGAACGAGAGGGTGATTCGTTGCCACGGGTACAACCGATCATGTACGGTCTACGAGGATCACCATTTGGGTAGGAGAACTCTGGATCAAAACCAGTTTGAATGTAGACATCGAACGTCCGACCAAACGGAGTGAGTCTACCAAGATCGTCGATCCACATTGCAACAGCATCAGGATCGGATGGTTTGCCAGCACCATCACCGGCAAAACTAAGAGAAGAGAATAAGCAAACGACGAGTGTATAAAAATGTCTCATAATAAAGACCTCCAGACTTATGTAGACATAAAAAAAATCACAAGGATTCTAGTTCAAAGTGAGAATATGAAAAAGTCGCCTCTGTCAAGATGCCTTCTTGATCTGTAATGGCACTATTGAACTCAAATCCACCAAGAGATGTTGGAAACAGATTGTAGAATCTAAACTGAAACTGTGGTTTCATTGCACTGTTGAGTACCATGCAACTAGCAGAACCATATTGCTTTTCAATCTCATCTACATCATCATAGTCAGCAACAGTCTGTAGAGTATTCATCCAATTATACAACTCGAAGTATGTTTGCAAGTCCTCATCTAGAACAAACTGCACAGTAAGTTCATCAAACGTGATGTTCTTGCCCGGTCTTTTGATAGGCACAAACCTAGTTGGTTGCTCAACACTACTATACTGATAGGGTGGGATTGAAACAGATTGAACGAAGTATGTAAACTTCGGGATGCGTGGCATCTGAAAGAAGAAACGATCTTGAAGTAGAAAGTTCTCGTTATCTGGCTGTCTGCTAAGTGCGCCCTGACTCGCTAGAGCAGAGAGGGCGGGTAACTGGGCATCATTTGTGCTAACTGAGGTTGTTGATTGTCTGCTGGCCATTGATACTCCTTCATAGTATGTATGCGTCTAGGTATTGTTCTCAAAGGAGAACGATTGACGCAAACGACTTGAAACGGAGCGACCTTGGACTTTAGCAGGTTCAAACTTCCACTGCTTGATCGCAGCAAGAGCAGAGCGGTCAAAAGATGGATTCGTGGTGCGTTGCACTTTGGGATCTTGCACTCTACCATTTTCATCAACGATAAAGATCACAACCACGGTTGCTGGTGCTTGACGCAGCAAGGTAGAAGTAACACGGGGCTGAACCACGCTCAGCCGACGAGCCTTCTGATCAAGTTCGGATGAAGAGAAGATTTCATTCATCTCCTCACTGCTTGCTATCGCACTCTTCAACTGAACACCAAAGTCACCACCTAAGAAATCACCAAAGCCGGGATTGAGCATTACCTCTAACTGGCTAATGTCCAATGGCTCCGGTGTGGATTCCATCTGCGGTGGTTCTGGTTCCGGTTCGGGTTCCGGCTCATCCGGTTCGTCCATCGGGGGTGGTGGAGGTGGTGGAACGCTGACTATTTCCATCGTTCGTGCCAAGGAATCTCCTTGGAACGGAGAGTTGATCGCTTGCAGCAAAGGCAACAGCATAAAGAAGAATGCTGTGCATACTAACCCAAGAACGAAAGCAACAAATGTTCTGATTAGCCTTCGCATCCCCAGTTCCCAAGAATGGTTGTCAGGTCAAGGAAACCAACCACACCATCGGCATTTGCATCACCAGCACAAGTTCCACATTCGCTATCGTCTGCTCCTGTCAAGAAACCAAACTCATCAGCGGCACTCCAACCAGTCAACCAGTTTTCATCGGGAGCGAA